ATGCTTTGTTGTAAGCAATCTCGCGCTTGTCAGGTATGACACGGTTACGCGGCAGTTTGTAATTTGGATCACGTTGTTTCATTTATTTCATCTTTCCCATACAAGGTTTCAAGCATTCTTTGCAAAGGCTTGAGGTTTCGCCATGCACAGATAGTTGTGTTTTGACATTCACTGCGCTCGACATAATGCCAAGGCTCATAGACAGGGTAATAATCCCATGCTGTTAGATAGATGCCATCTTTGCTGGCATAATAAGGTTCGATTGCTGTTGGATGACCGCAATGCTGTATAACAAGATCTGGGATCGTGTTATTGACCCATGTGAAGCGGTTTGTTTTTAACCAAGACATCATTTTGACTCCATTTCCTAAAATAAAGACGGTTGGATTTCGTGGGTACATTCTTCTTTCCATGACGCTGATGATTTTTTCAGACCGTCTAAATCTTGGTCATAGTACGGCATGAAAAGAGACTTATAGCCTGTCTCTGTCATGGGTAGCGGTACAGCTGGTACAGCTTGGATTTCGTAGTGAGACATGGGGTATGGGTTGTTCACGAAAATGCAGTGACTGATTGTCACTACACTTCCCCGATAATTAAACTCATGAAGCGTTTGCTTTTCGGTAATCATGCCGCCTCCTTAAGCTTGCTGGTTTGTTTATCAATGACAAACTGCGCCGCTTTGGATGCGGCAGATGCGGCAGAAAAGATAAATTTGGTGTCATTGCTCAATGCCTGTAGCCAATTAGATATATAGCTAGCATGATCTGGTCTGATCGATGGTGTCAGGCCAAGGTGCGACATGAGAAACGCCGCACCCATTTCAGCAACCAGTTCTTCAATGGCATACTCTTTGCGCTTTGGACTAAAGTTTCTGTCACACCTTGAAGCATGACCTGTCCAGTGTGTTAGCTCATGCAACATGGTTGAGTAATAATCCAGACCTGATCTGAAATTATTAAACGATGGCATTTCAATACGGTCTTGGCTTGGCATATAAAATGCGCTTGTGTTACCAAAGCGAATTGATGCGCCGCTATTTTCTATGAACGTGTCGGCGTTTGCGTCAGGTGCGTCAGGGTTTTTGAACTCGTCATGCTTTGCATAATACTGGTCAGGCAACCCATCGATCTGATGCGCATTGAATACAGAATACCATTTATAAACCTGATAGGTTTCATCATCTTTATTGGTGACTGGTGCGGCATAACAAACCTTTGTGCTTTTCTCACCTTTGCGAACCTGCCCACCAAGCTCATTAGCTTGGCGGTAGGTCATCCATGTTGCTTGTGGCTGTTGCTCCATCCACAATAGCAAAATGTTAATGCCTTGATAGCATTCGCCAGTGATGCGCTTGGGCATAGGTGATGCGCCGCCGCCAAATGGTTTGATCCATGGCGGTGAACCTGCCTCGACCTGCTCAATGATTTTCTTTGTTACTTCATCAAACTTTGACATGACTACCAAACCTTCCTGTCTATTTCGTTTTCAAATGCATCTGTATATTGTGTTACTTCAGCGTCAGTCATGCCGCGTACGCTTACGCGTGCGCCCATGATATGACCTGATCTAAATGGGTAATGATGGGGTGAGTATTCCCTGCCATAATATGCATCTGCACTGCCTCGATCAGCAGGTGAACCATGGTCAGGTAATGATGACAATTGGGTGCGTGTGATAAGCATCATGCACCTTCCTTTCCTGATACCATGCTTTCGTAATCAGCTTGTGCCATCTCATATGATGAAAGATGTTTCAGTTCCCATGCTGTCACCATGCGATGCATTAGTTTTTCTGCATCTATTTCTGGATTAGCTACGGCAACATGCGCCACAATATCTGTAATACTTGAAGGCCAATCGAGTGCAGGTGCTACTTGATCGACAAGAATATTTTCAAAATTAACTACGTTCGTTTTCATTTCGTTTGCTCCTTTTCAATATCTTTATTGTACTGCATTAATGCAACAGTAACAATGGGAATTGTGGGAAAATGCAGGATAAAATGCAGTATGTTTTGATTTGATTTGGGTTGGTTTCGCCTAACGGCATTGCGTTATAAACAGGCTCGGTCGCGCTAGCTCTATATGGGAGCCGCGCCCGATCCTATTCATAAGCAATAAAAAAAGGCGGCTAGCGTCGGAGCCTTTGCCGACACTGAACCGCCATAGGGAGAGATGAAAGGCGCAGCCCTTTCGGGTGCGCCTAATGCTGGGAGTTATGAAGCTTTGTTGCGGTTAGCTAACCAAGCTTTAGGATCGCGCTTGTTAGAGGGTGTGCGCTGTGCCTTGGGTGTGTATTTGTCACCTGTAACTTGCTCAAATACTTGGATCAGTTCTTTGAGGAAGTTCTCATGACAGTCAGCTTCGTATGCGTCACGTTCTGCATAATCGATCAGCTGGTTTACCTTTGTCTCGTCCCAATGCTGGGAGCCGATAGTTTTAGAACCAGCTTTCTGTGTGATCTTGCCTGATGTTGTGCTTTCTGTAGCTGTGGACTCATCAAGCATCTCACCGACTGCGGCAGTTTTTGCGGCTTCGTCATTGCGCTTGGTATTCATAGGCCAGTGTGCCTGATCGACAATGCAACGGAGCATGTAGTTACGTGCGTATGTAGTTTTGTGATTTTGTGCTTGCGGATATGATTTATCCAGAGCTTGAGCGAAAGATTTTACAAAAGTATCAGTCATTTTTCTATTCTCCAATATGGCAGGGGACTATTCCCCTGCGACAAGACGAGGGAATGCCTTGCTGTCCTTTCGATGCGCAACCCCAACACGGGACGAGCGAAGCGAGGAATGGATCGGGCAGGGAGTTGCAGTGCGCAAAGAGAACAAGCCGCCCGGCCAAAGGCTGGGCGTCATGTCGCGCACGGCATCGAAATGCAGTGAGGCATAAGGAATCGTCAGCAGGGGATCGGCCACAACATAGCAGGAGAAGCGACAAAGGCTGATGCCGTAAGATCTGAGCGATCTGGGTGAATCATGTCAAGGGGTTTGGATGTGAGTTTTGTGCGTTGACAGTACCGTGCTATTTGATCGAAATAGGGGGGGAACACAAGGGGGGGTTAATGCAACAGGGATTAAGATATGAGTGATGTAGCTAAGACTTTGACAGCGAAACAGACCGCTTTGGTGGATACGTTAGTAGCAAACGGCTGTAGCATAAGCGAGGCCGCCGAGGCCGCAGGGTATGCGAAAGGCGAGAGCGGGAGAGTCACGGCACATAAGACTTTGCGGTTGCCTCATGTGCAACAGTATATGCTGGTGAGGGTTGGTGAAGCACTCGGTCTGAATGCTACTGTTGCGGCATCGAAGTTATTGCAGTTGGCGAGGGGGGCTAAGAGTGAGTACGTGCAGTTAGAAGCGAGTAAAGACATACTAGACCGCGCTGGCTTCAAGCCCCCTGATCGCCACATGCACCTGCACGCTGGTGACATCGCAGTGCAGATCGACCTGTCCTGATCGGACAGGCGACTGCGCTTTTGTGTAAGCCCAAGGTGTAACCTTGGTCTGCCGAAAAGGAACAGCTCGGCTATGCCGCGCTGTGACTATTATGAAGTCCGAGGCTATTCGCCTCGGTCTGCTGGCATCAATATCCTAGCGAACTGGTTCAATAGGGTGGGGGGTTAAAAACCCCACGCTCTACCCCTCGACCCCGCCCAACAATCACATTATTGCCATAAAGGTTCGGTAGCATATGTGCATGCTTAGATTGATCTTTATCCTTATAATATTCTCCTCCACAGTCCACGCTGACTGCGTTTCTTCTTTGCAGGGTTACTCTGTCAAACGGCTTGCACCCTTTGCTGATGGTTCTTGTGGCATTCACGACCCTGTGCTTTTGAGTGCGACACCTTCCACAAAATTTTCCAGTCCAATAACTCTATCATGCGAGTTTGCTCGTAAGGTTGGCGAATGGACTAAGAACATAGGTGCAAAGCATATAACACATGCTGGCGGCTACAACTGCCGTAAGATTGCTGGTTCTATGTTTTACAGCCAGCACAGCTATGGGAATGCAATAGATGTGACTCATATAGATGGCGTTGCTATAAGCAAACAATGGCGCACTGCTTACAAGGAAGCCTGTAAAATTTTTAACACAGTAAGGACGCCTGACCATGATGCGGCGCACCACGATCATTTGCATATAGATGCTGGGTGGGGTTTTGGTTGCATAGTAGATTTTGTGCGTTGAGGGTTTTGTAGTCTTTCGCACATATTGTCTTTATGGCAAGTACACTAAGAATGATAACGCCTACTCTAAATGAGATGGCAAAAGATTTACCGATGCACCAGAACTTTTACGTGCGCGGTATTGTTAATGCTTTCCTCCCAGCATTTATGAATCCATACGATAAAGAGATAACCGCTAGTTCTTTGAATGGTGAGGCTCTTGAGATGTTGCGCACTGTTGTTGAGGACATTGCTAGCGATCTGCCAGAGGGTTTTGTTGCTTCTTTTGGTTACGATGACATCAATGAAAGGTTCGATTTACAAAACGCTTTTAATACATCTGAGTTTGATCTGACAGGTTTTCCAGAACAGATAAAGATGGCATTGGGTAATTTCACTGTTGAGCGTAGGGATGGGAAGCTAACAATTACAGACAAGTACGACTTTCCACCTAAAGGTGAATGGAAGATGTACAATGAACTTGAGAGTGCTGGTGATTACATTCGCGCTTCTGCCAAAGAACCCAACAAAAGAAAATATTTTGCTGCGAGGTTTTTAGGTGAACGTTTTATGACCCAGGGTCGTGATGACATACTGCCTGTAAATATTGAGTTGCCAACAGAGGCGCAGGTTATTGACATAGACTTTGATGACGATCCCCCAGCCGAGGCTGGTAACTTTGTGTTCCGTGGTGACATGACTAACAAGCGCAAAGAGCTATGGGACAGCTTTACCAGCATGTTTGTTTCAGAGGCAAAGGCTGACGAGCCTACATCTATTCCTTTACCAAAATCAAAACCGAGTATGTAAATGGCAAAGACACCAGCATGGCAACGCAAAGAAGGCAAGAACCCCAGAGGTGGACTCAACGCCAAAGGTCGCGCCTCCTACAAAGGAGGAACCCTCAAGGCACCAGTAAAGTCAGGGGACAACCCACGCAGAGCAAGCTTCCTGTCTCGGATGGCAGGAAACAAGGGTCCTGAAAGAGACTCTAAAGGAAAGCCTACACGTTTGCTTTTATCTCTAAGAGCATGGGGCGCATCATCAAAGGCTGACGCTAGATCAAAAGCAAAAGCCATCAGCAAGAGGAACAAGGCATGAAGTATCAAGATCGTAACGGCAATATATACGAAGGTGATGTTACTGTTTCTATTGATGGCAGGATTAGAACTGGCAAAACACTAACTCGTAACAGCGTTAGAGTATTTCCTATTGAGGAGTCAGAGATTGCTCCTGCTCCTGTTTCCAAGCCAGCCAAAAAGAAAAAGGCAAAGTCATAATGACTTTTATGCACACAATCAAAGAAAGTGATCGCGCTGTATTGCGGCGCGTAGTGCGGAACATCCACATGCAATATTTTCCTTCTAGCTTCCAGACTGATTATGAAGCTGACAAGATTATTGCATCTATTGCCCCTGACTGTGTTGAAGCTTTAATCAAGAAGGGCAAGGACATTAGGATTGACCAACTTTAATTACAAGCCTGACGGTGAAGTATTAAAGTCCTTCATGAAGTCAGATGTATTTTTCCGTGGACTAAGGGGGCCTGTCGGCTCTGGTAAATCTGTTGGTTGCTGTGTTGAGTTATTTAGACGCGCATTGCAACAGAAGAAAAGTCCTGATGGTGTACGCAAGTCACGCTGGGCTGTTATTAGAAATACAAACCCACAGCTAAAAACCACAACTATTAAGACTTGGCTTGATTGGTTCCCAGAGGAATCATGGGGCAAGTTTACTTGGTCTGTGCCTTACACACATCACATCAAAAAGAATGACATAGACCTTGAAGTTATCTTCCTTGCTCTTGATCGCCCAGAAGATGTCAAAAAGTTGCTCTCCCTTGAACTGACAGGCATATGGGTGAACGAGGCAAGGGAGATACCGAAGTCTATCATTGACGCATGCACAATGCGTGTTGGTCGCTTTCCTTCTATGAAAGATGGTGGTTGTACATGGACAGGGGTAATAGCTGACACTAACGCCCCAGAGGAGGATCATTGGTGGCCTATCATGTCAGGCGAGGTTCCAATACCAGATCACATACCCAAAGAAGAAGCAAAGATGCTGGTCAAGCCAGACAACTGGTTATTCTTCACACAGCCAGCAGGAATGCTAGAGCAGAAAACAGAAGAAGGAGACATCTCAGAATACGTTCCAAACGAGAACGCAGAGAACAGAGAGAATATGCGGAAAGACTATTATCCGAATATCGTGCAGGGCAAGACGAGAAGTTGGATTGACGTATATGTAATGAACCGATTGGGGAGCATCAAAGATGGCAAACCTGTTTATCCTATGTTCGCGCCAGACATCCATGTTGCGCGTGAGGAAATACCTGTTGCTGTTGGCATTCCTATTTACATTGGTATTGACTTTGGACTGACGCCAGCCGCCGCCATAGGACAAAAGGTGCGCGGTAGGTGGATGATCTTGCAGGAAATCGTTGCCTTTGACATGGGCATTGTTCGCTTTGCAGAAGTCTTACGGCAGGAGATTGCAACAAGGTATAGTGGCTGTGAGACTATAATGATTGGCGACCCTGCTGGTGACTTCAGAGCGCAAACTGATGAAACAACACCATTTCAGATAATGCGTGGTGCTGGACTTAATGCTCGTCCTGCTCCAAGCAACGATGTGGCGTTACGCCTTGAGTCTGTTTCTGCGCCATTAGGCAGGATGGTTGACGGTCTTTCTGGGCTTCTTGTTGACCCCAGATGCCGCACTATTATTAAGGGCTTTGAGGGCGGCTATCAATACAAGCGCATGCAAGTATCTGGTGAGCGTTACGCTGACAAACCAGACAAGAACCATTTCTCTCACATACATGATGCTGTTCAATATTTAATGCTGGGTGCTGGTGAAGGTCGGCAGATATTACACAACGTAAACACACCTTCTCAGCCCTTCCAAGCAACTAGAGACTTCGATGTATTCTCAAGGAAACCTAAACCAAGGCGGCAGGGTCTTTGGTCACGGATGTAATTGTGCGTTGTGTATTAAGAAAACATGAGAGTACATCAATAGTATAAGCAACAAGAGAGACTTATCATGTGTGTATCAAGACCATCTCCCTCTACTCCTGCTGTAGATCCTAACGTGGTAATAGAGCGTGAAAACCAAGAGGCGGCTGAAACCAAGAAGAAAGCAGAAGCAAAGAAGAAGCAGTTGGAAGATACAGTCACAAAGAAACGTGGCGGTGCTGGTTCATCATCTCTGCTTACAAGCACAAGCGGCGGCATTGGTTATTATAACGAGACTCTTTAATGGATAATATTGCACAGCGTATGTTGCAAAAGTATGAACGCGCAAAGAATGGTCGCGTCAACTTTGAGCCATTGTTTGAGGAATGTTATGAATACGCACTCCCTATGCGGCAAAGCTTTTACACTGAGTCAACAGGACAGCGCAGAGATGACAAGATCTTTGATGAAACTGCTGTCGTTGGTGTGCAAGAATTTGCGTCAAGATTACAATCGGGGCTTGTCCCCAACTTTGCGCGATGGGCTGATTTTATATCTGGCTCTGAGGTGCAGAAAGAAGATCAAGACGAAGTAAACAATCAGTTAGATGAAGTCACTGATTACGTCTTTGAAGTTATTCAGAACTCAAATTTTGGACAAGAGATACATGAAAGCTTTATGGATCTGGCTGTTGGAACAGGCGTCCTTCTTGTGGAAGAAGGGGATGCTGTTAATCCTGTGCGTTTTAATGCAATACCTTTGCCAAGCGTTTATTTGGATACTGGCGCAGATGATAGGATTGACCACGTTTACAGAGAGAGGACTCTCAAAAATATTGAGATCCCTGTTGCATACCCAAAGGCGGTTTTTGGTGAAAAGACCCAGAGGGCGATAGAGTCACAGCCAGACGAAAAATGCAAAATCGTAGAAATCATTTGTAAGAATTATGAGAACAGAAACGAAGAACGATTTGACTACTACGTTGTGAA